CTTTAGTATGAATAGACCTGACAAAGTTTGGAATAAATTATCAACAGCTGAAAAAGAAATAGGTGGTATACCTAATTCTAGTGAAGACATAAGGCAAGCACATGCCGCAGCTATAGAAACTTATATACAAAAATATATAGGTTTAAAAGAAGACCACACTTATGGTGATATGTATTTTAATAGAACTTTAACTGATTGGTCTGGATTTGATATTAATAATAGAACAAAATATGACGCAACAATTAGCTCAGGGTTAGCTATAATGGCTTGTAAT